CATGATAAAGTGGTATTAAAATTGATGAATTATCGACAACGAAAAATAGAAGATATCGGGATAGATCAATATTTGAAAGAAAATGCTGAACAAGCCGCAAAATGGCGCGAAAATAACAAGGAAAAGGTGGATGTTCTAAACAAATTGAGGAAACAAAGCAAGAAAATCCAATATGGTGTTTATAAACGATGTGCAAATACCAAGAATCTAGATTTCAAATTATCATTTGAAGAGTATGAATCGGTTGTTAATCAGAAATGTTATTATTGCAATGGGATAGAAGAAAAAGGTTTCAATGGTATAGATAGAAATGATCAAACAAAGGGTTATACCATCGATAATTGTTTACCATGCTGTACAATGTGCAACTATATAAAAGGATCATTGCATTCATCAGGGTTTATCAAGCGAATTGAGCATATTTTGACACATCAAGGACGAATACAGGGCAAATACCACGCGGAGTATTTTGCGGATCATAAGGGTTGCTCATATAGTGGATATAAAAAACGCGCTGAAACGAAACAGTTGGATTTTCAATTAACTCAAGATGAGTTTCTTCAAATACGATCCGAAGTTTGTTATCTTTGTGGAAAGATGAATACTGATACACATGTAAATGGTTTAGACCGTGTCGATTCGACAAAAGGTTATACCATAGACAATGTAAAATCGTGTTGTGGGGAATGCAACTATATGAAGAAAACGTATCTTATTGATGAATTATTGGACCATCTATATGGAGTACATACACATTGTGGATCCATTCAACTAGCTACATATAATGTGCCTTTGCAAAATAAGATGATTGTATGCAATGATCGAAAGAAAACGCACGCGCAAATGAATGAAGAATCGGAACAGCGTAAAGAGATCAATAAAATTGCACTTATAGAAAAATACAATAATGAAGAATATAAGCAGAGTAGAGCTACTATGCTAGCGCAGAAACGTGCCAAGTAAGGTCCGTAATAGAAATCCCTCCTATAATCTTGCTTGATCCTCGCATTAAGCAAGATTTTGCCTTATCATTACCAGTTAGTTTCATTGTTAACCTCTATCAGTGTATAATATATATTATCCACCAAAAGAACTTGGAGTTTCTCATGTTTTGTAGCCATTTGGATACAAAAACACGGATAGCCCTTAATACTCAAATTATTTTTATTCTTGGTTTTGATTTAAGAAAACAAATGCAAGCAAAATTGATATATTGACTAAAAAGTCGCTCCTCCGATAAGAGGAGCAAGATCCTATTTTCTCAATTTGTATTATACAAGTGTGCCAAATCAGTTACACTTGTATTATGACATGACTGCAACTATGTAGCCAATTTATTTTATTTTGAAATAATTATATAGCCCGACAATTTATTACACAATGAACTTTTTTGTAACCTGTGAATGCGGCGAACCATGTCACAAAAAAACGGTACACTCCCACTCTGAAAAAAGCGGCCGATCAAAAAAACACTATTATATATGTAAAAAGTGTTGCAAAGGACCCACAGGTCCAACGGGTCCAACTGGAAAAAGAGGACACCACGGTAAAAAAGGTTCTAGAGGAAGACGCGGCTCGACTGGACCAACCGGGCCAACGGGATATACCGGGTTTACCGGCGCTGATGGATCAACAGGGTTTACCGGATCAGATGGACCAACAGGACCGACAGGATATACAGGTGCAGATGGACCAATCGGATATACAGGGGTTACCGGGTCAGATGGGCCAACTGGTGCAGATGGACCCCCTGGTAGTAATACCGGTTTCACTGGTCTTCAAGGTAGTACAGGCGCAGATGGACCGACTGGGTTTACAGGTAAACAAGGAAGCACAGGTTTTACAGGTCCACAAGGAAGCACAGGTTTTACAGGTCCACAAGGACTTACGGGGTTTACCGGCCCACTAGGACTTACGGGTTTTACCGGCCCTCTAGGATCAACTGGATTCACAGGATTTACAGGTCCACAAGGACTTACGGGATTTACAGGTCCACAAGGATTCACAGGTTTTACAGGCCAACAAGGAGTCACTGGATCAACGGGCCCGCAAGGAACCCAAGGATTCACAGGATCGACCGGACCACAAGGCCCACAAGGATTTATAGGCTATGCAGAGTATGTACATGTAACGCAAGAGCCAAACGATTCCATCCCCCCAGGAACCGCATTCACCATCGATGCCGAAGTCTACAATAGTATTCCCGCATTCATTGTGGCAAGTACCGGCGCTGGAGGCACCGTGTTTACACTATCGCAAGGCGTCTATGCAATCGATTACGAAGTCAGTTTGTCCTCGGCAGGATCTTTGGCCATTTATACAGGCCCTACATCCGCATCGTTAACCCTTGATACAAATACTGTGGCGGGATCATCTACAGGAACAACATGGATTCATGGACGCGCATTTGAAGTTGTCGCAACAATCCTGGTATTTGCGATTTCATCCGTCGTGGGTACAGCTGCCGTTGCAACCGCAGGAAATTCCAATGAATATATGATTCGCGTTACCATATTAAAAATAGCATAATATTGCGAAAATATAGAATCGATTCTCGATGATTGATAATCGATCGCTTCAAATAGCATCATCCGTATTGATCAAGTACCGTTTGATTTGTATAAGGCGTTGGCGCGCCGTTTCACTCGAAACCCCCGTCAACTCGCCAACCTCGCGAATCGTTCGCACTTTCGCATAGGTTACTGGATCATACCGGTAATAAAAGGTGTGTTTATAGATGGGAGGCAGGGTGGCCAGCTTTTCCGAAAGATCCAACCCTTTGTCCACCGCAACAATAGGCGACAAACCCTCGGTTTGTTCGCAGACGGCATCATAAAACCACGCATCGCTTTGAAACGAGGCCAGGGGCAAACGAATTTTCTTGACAAACCGTTCATAATGATTGAGAGGCTTGAGCGGCGTCAATTCGGTCAGACCATAATAGAGAGACCCCATGATGTATTTTTCGGCATAGATGGGCAAATTGCATCGACCATCATACTTGGCAACAGCCCGGACAAGACCATGAATCGCATATTCTTGCAAATCTTGTTTGGAAACGTGTTGCAAACGTTTTTGATGCGTCGTGGCGAATCGTTTAGCCATGTGAATCGTCCAGTCCAAGTAATGATGGATGAGTATATCTCGGACTTTCGAGCGAATCGGTGGTGGAGTTTGTGAATGAGCCATAATTTTGCGTATGTACAATTGCTGCTGAGGTGTGAGGTAGGCGTAACTTGCGATTGCTAGGACGAGTACAATGATAAAAGCGAAAACCATGATGAATGTATAAGTTTATCTCGTTTTAATAATAGAGGAATCAATTTTTCTCATGATACTGTATAATTTTTTGTATGATTAAAGAATCAAATTTAGAAACTTTAAATGATAACGATTTTTTAGAAACTTTAAATGATAACGATTTAAAAGAACTAATAAAAAGTTATGACAATGAAATTAATAAAACCAATACCGAAATAGTAGAATTAGATAAACAATTTAACCGATTACCTAGTAATCCAGCTGAGTTCTTAATAAAGGAAATTAATAAAAAGTATAGTACAAAAGTGAATAATTTACGTGATCTGAGAATTGGATGTGATATATTTAAAAAAGAACTTGAACGTAGAGGGAAAGAACAAGTATTGGATGATGCAGCATTAGCAAAAGCACTTAGTGAAACCGATCAACAAGTATTGAAGAATCCAGCAGAGGCACTTAGTGAAACCGCTCAACAAGAATTGGATCATGCAGTATTAGCAGCAAGTAAACTTCAAAAAGAACCTCAACCACCATTCAACGGTGAAGCATCTACAAATGTCATAGAAGATAGTGATGAAATTATCAGAGTAAAACCAGGTGGTTTATTGTTTCATGAACCACAAGTAGACGATCAATGTGCAATGCATGCCATTAACAATGCATTTCAGGTTAAAGTTGTTGGTAATGGTAGAGACGGCGCTCTTTTTGATATGCGTCAATTTTCAATCAATGAACCTCATCGAAGAGATTATAATAATTTTGATGATACAGCAATACAACTTGCGATAAAAGCATACGATGATGTGGGAAAAGACACATTCAATCAGTGTGAACGATATGACTTGTGGGCTCCAGTAGAAAGAATAAAAGTTATGTTACCAAGTTTAAAAGGAGAAAAAAGTGTTTTTCGATTAAGAATAGTTCCAGGTAATCCATTTAAATCCACAAGCCCAACAGAAGCAACATATAGTAATCCAATTGACTTCGTGAATCGATTAAAAACCTCAGGATTTTTAGGAGAACCACCTTTTAAATACAGAATAATAATTAATTTGGGAGATAATCATTGGACTTCGGCAATATCAGATGGAAATATGATAAGATATCACGATTCAGTAAAAAGAGATAGAGTTTTATTTTTTCCTAAAATAGATGGTCTTTTTAAATATTTACCGAGAGAGAGAATATTTTGTTTGTTTGTTTATACTGAAGGCAGACATCCTATAACAGTTATTAACCCCCCTGCTGCTACTCGTCCTCGTCATTCTGCTGCTACTACTATGAAAAACCAAAAGCTTTCTCCGCATCCTCCTGGTCATGCTACTATGAACAGCAATAAATCTTCTCGGCGTCATCATGGTGTTGCTGCTCCTTCTGCTGCTCTTACTCCTGCTTCTACTCGTCCTCCTGCTGCTGCTACCTCCACTCGCCTTGGCCTTGGCCTGCTTGCCGCTCGCCTTGGCCTTGCTCGACATCCTACTGCTGCTGCTCCTGCTGCTGCTCCTACTGCTGCTGCTCCTGCTGTTACTCCTAGTGCTCCTTCTACTGCTGCTCCTTCTACTCGTCGTCCTACACGAGTTTTCGATGGACCGAAAGGAGGCAAAAGAAAAACCCATAAAAAACAGAAAAAGCCACGTTCTCGAAAAATACGGGACCGCCGCCCAAAAAAGAACATCACCTCAAAATCAATATAAACATGAAACCCCATTCTCTTTATCATTCTAACCCATCTCATCCAAAAACAATGGCAGCAGCAGTCTATAATGCTACGCAACTGCATACACAAAACGATGTCCTCATGAAAAACCTGCTCGAGTTTTACAAAGACCAACAACAACTCGTGAAAATGATGAAAATTATCAATGGCGAATCACAAATCTCGCTCAGAATCGTCGATTGGTTCGTGACCAATTTTGCGAAAAAGTACTATACCGTCTATCATTTAGCCGATTATGGCGAAACGGCGCATAGAAACACCGACAGATTCAAAGTCTATCACGATTACAAACTCAAATTGAAGGCATATTCTAAGCGCCGTTTTGATCCATTTTGCCGTTGGGAACGCGTGCTCATCCCCTTTGGCGAAGATTCGAATATGGAGACGACGATTGGGCAGTTGAATTTTTTCAAGTGGGCGATTGAACACCGGATTATCGAATATATCGAGGCAAACTATGAGAGCATTGAAGGGGATATGAATTCGCGCAATAGTACATCGAAACGCAAGTATCCCGTGGTCACGTCTTCAGTTACGAATGGTACATGTGAAGGTATGGCAAATACAATGGTCGAGACAACGGTCGCCGGTGGGGACAATGCCAAGACACGCAAACGCCGCGAAGAATTGTCGATTTCCGCCTGCAAATGCATTAAGAAAGAAACGGTCCAAATTGTGGTGAAATTTAATTAGACGATTTGACGAAAAATCGGGTAAGAAGTATATCTATAGTATAGTAGTACAATCACCTATAGTATAGATAATGTTGGCATTTGAAGATGAAGATATAGTAAATAGTAGCGATATTGAGTTAGTAGATACACAAGAGGGAGGTGCTTATATAAAAGGTGCATATTTTGAAAAAATTACGCTGGATAATAAAACATTTGATGAATCTGATTTTTCGGTTGGCAATATTATGGATATTAGTGGATATATTCAACCAAACGATATAGAAAATATAAATAATTTAAGATTACGACAGTATATAAAAAGCGATGACAAACGTTGTGTTATTCACACACATGCAGTTATAGACATGATAATAAATTCAACTTTTATAGATTGTATTGCATATCATTCATTAAAAGGGTTCATATTTAAAATAGAGACAAAAAAACCATATTTTTTACGTTCGTACAAAAGTACAGGTACAGGTGATATCGGTAGGTATCAACCAATTAGCACTTTTTTAATAAAAATGGTAATATTATCAAATGATGATACGAAAATAGATAAATTACCCGCATTTGAAAATACAAAAAAAGAATCAGAAACTGTAAGTAATTTATTTAATGAAGCAAAGATACAACAAGACATATATAGAAATACATTAAATAAAACAGAAATCCCAGTATGTCCTGCTGTTATGAGCTTTTTTCATATGTCAAACCTCGCTTCTATGAATCTATTAGATAAAATGGATCTGTTTAAAGACGCTGTAGATTTTTTTGGGATAGTAAGTAATAATTCTGAAAAAAACGTTTCTAACTTGAAAGCTCGAATAATTGTAAATAAATTGTATAATATTTCTATTCAAATAATTTGTAATTTTAAAATAGAAAAAAAATTTTTAAATGATGCAGACAATTTTGAATATATACCTATGAGTAACGAACCTACAAAAAAAAGATATATAAACTTTATAGAAAAATTATTAGTGAATCAAAATAATCCTGAAAATAATAATTCGTTTGTTATGAATCAAGATAAACGTCAACAAGATGAGTTGTTTGTTGAAAAAATACAAAATTTATACAAGGCAAATGAAGCAAATAAAGAAAAATATTATAGTGATAAATTAAATCTATTCCTTGATGTAGTTAAACGATTCAATATTCTTGGAAAAGAACTAACCGACCAGTATGCATACATAACTAGAATACATATAATACCTGATTTTTATAAGAGAGAGTATAAAAATGGTGAATTTGTTCTTTCAAAAAAAAAACTCAGTCAA